TCAAACACCCCAAAGCTCAATAGCTGAGCCCCAATACGCTCCGCCCGAGCCTCAACCCCAGCAGCAGCCCCAGCCATATCATAATTTTAATGGGTACGACCTGGATCTCTACGAGCAGGCAAAAAATCAGCACAGCCAGATCAGCCAGTACGCACGGGAGAACAAAAGATCTGCCAGTCATTACGGGACTTTGTACGACGATTTTAAGAAAAATGAATTTACACCCTACTTTGAAAGCATGGGTGGATTTGGAGACTTTGAGACCGATGAGGAGTACATCAGTGCAATCGATGAGATGTACAAATCCGATCTCAAGAACAGTCAGCAAGAAGATGGCTTTTTTGGATCACCTGACTCAAAACTTGCGTCCCAAGAAAATTTAAAAAAGTACGCATCCTGGAACCAACCAAATGGGATGCGGGACAAATTTCTCAGGCTAAAGGCCGAAAGGGATAGGCGTAAGGCCGCAGCGGATCAGGCAGAAGCTATGGAATATGCTCTGTTCGAGCAAATGACCAGTATTCCGATTCCACAGCGCGAGGCATTGGACGCAAGTCTTAAGTCACGAACCGCAAAACCGAGAAGCAAAAAAGCAACTGATGAAATGCTCAATCAGATGCAGTTCGAAAAACCGGTCGTCGATATGGTTACGGGCGAGGTTACTAATTTAGAAAGAACAGACCCCAGAAAGAGCGTCCCATCCGCAGTTAATATGGTCACGGGTCAAAGGACTCCAGCCGCAGGTAAGCAGACTAAAAGATTAGAAGCTGCAATGCGTGGGGACATGGCTGGATTCTTAAGTCGCAGGCAATCGGTCGCGAGAGATAGACAGCTTCGCGACAAAGGATTCATGTTCTCAAACGGTGGTCAGATTGACGGACGACCTATTGGTATGAGCCGTAAGGATACGGATCTTCTTGATCTCGAGGAGATGAAGAAGGCTGGAATGACCGAGTACAAAGGTCAGCCTATTGAACAGGCAATTGAGTCTTTGGGCGGAGAGGAAAGATTGAAAGTCGCAAAGGTCATGCAATCCGTCTACGCCGCGAAAAGTAATTACGAAGATGTACAGCTTGAGTATTTAAAGAATTCCGGTGGAGCAAAAGGCGATGCCTTGCGCGAGAAAATGGAAGCGGCCAGGGAAGAGGTAAACAAGACTATTGGATTAGCATCTCAGTTCGGATTGGATAATGAATTATTCGAGCAGGCTGAAACTACGGGTTGGTTATCTGCTATTGGAAATGCGGTTAAGCGTGGATTGCTCATGAGTGAAATGAGTAATTATACTCCCGACTTTCTAACCAATACCTTGGATGCGGATGAGATGCAGAAATTCATTGAGATTGCATCTGAGATCGAAAAGCTTCCGACCAGCTCAACCATGAAACGGGTGAAGTCAACCAAATCGGATGGCTTCCTCGATGCAATGGGAAATCTATTATTTGATAATCCCGCCGCGATTCCAGAAATGTTCGTGGAGTCATTATCCTCTTTTCTTCCATCTGCAATCAAATGGATGATCCCTACCACAGCAACCGGAGCATTGGCCGGTTCAATCATTCCCGGAGCCGGAACGGCCGCGGGTGCAGCTTTGGGAGCTCGAGCATCATGGGGTGCGGCATCCTTTGTTCTCGAAGCATCGGGCATGGCATTGGAAGGAATGCAGGAATTAGGAATTGATTGGAAGAATCCAAAGATATTTGCGGCCGCATGGACCAATGAAAGCATAAGAAATAAGATCCAAAAGAAGATGGTTCAGAAGGGCACACCGATAGCGGTTGCCGATATGCTTACGGGTATGATGGCTGGTAAAGTCATGGCAATTGCGAACCATACCGGTAACGCAATGTTCAAGGGTGGTAAGCTTTTAAATAAGACACAGTTCAATAAAACCGCTGGAGCAGTTCCCCGGTTTACAAAATTTCAAAAAACCCGTAATGCTGCGGCTGAACTAGGTGCTGATTCGCTCATGGGTATGTCCGGAGAGTATCTCGGACAATGGGCAAGTAAAGAACCTGGCGAGGATTGGGACTGGGATGCAATTGCCGCTGAAGGAATTGTTGGCGTTGGCCCAGGTGTACTATCATCGGCATTGGAAATGCGGAGCCGAAGCGGTAACTATTTTGGTAATGCCCCGATTGAAATAACCGGCGAGAATATGACCGAGACCGGATCCATGGGAACTGTTACCCGTGCCGGATATTCCGCACCTTATCAGACATTTAATGATGCCGAATCAATGATGGGGCATCTCCAAAGTGTGCAAGGAGTTAATCCGGAAACATTGCAGTTTACCCAAAACTGGGTTGAGCGTATGTACGCAGCTAATCCGGATGAGATGTCTAAATTAAAGATTGCATTCAGCCCACGGACTCCGGATGCCAATCTTAAAAACCGAGGAACCTTTGAAGCACGTGATGGACATAACATCATGTACATTAATGAAAAGGAATTTGCCGCAGATCCAATGGGTGCATTCATGCATGAATCCGGTCACTTTGCCAGGATCATGGTTATGTCCGATGAGGAGTTAAGATCCGCATGGGGTGGGCTGGGTGAAGACAGTCAGCTCGAAGCATATACCCAGTATTTTACCAAGAAGCCAGATGCTACTTTTGATTCATTGGATGAGAAAACTCAGAAGAAAGTTAGGCGAGCATTTGACCGAACTCCTGATGATGTCCTGGCCGAAGAATGGTTCTCATACCAATGGGGTAGGGTGCTCATGGGGTACACCGTTGATAAGAATGTTGCTAAGCCTCTTAAGAATTTTAAGGACAAAGTTATCCACCCAATCCTTGGCGAATACGCGGGAACAGAAAATCTAGCCGGAGGTAAAAGCGAGCAGGGCTATATATTAGACCAAAAGATCTTACAATTCCTAGGATACGAAAACGGAATGCCTACCCCCAAGGTTCCAGACGAAGGGGGCACGCCCAGCAGCCCGACCCCGCAGACCAGAGAGCAGACCCAGACAAAGCTTAACGCAATGCCGGGAACTCCGCAGGAGAAATCCAAAATCGCAAAAGCGGTTAACGCAATGCTCGGCGCGGACATCCTTACGGAAAGCCCGTCATTCTATTCGAATATGAACAGAGCCGCAGCGGTCGCAGCGTCTAAAGATATTGAGGAGCTTGATAAGAAAAAGAAAGATGCGGAAACTGTAGCGGATACACTGAAGGAATCTAATCTTAGACGATTAGAAAAGAAAATAGCTAAAAGAAAAAAGACCGATGGTTATGACGCAAAAGATCAACCACAAGACGAATTATCTTCCGAAGAATTAAACGAGCAGCAGCTTAGAGAGGATGGGGGTTTTCAGCCAAAGCCCAAGCAAGAGGAGATAAGCGAATCACCAGGCGGGAAAGAACTACCAAAAGAACTGGGAACTGCACCAAGAGAATCTCAAAAGTCCGACGGATTATTTAAATCAAAGCCAAACTCCAAAGCCGCACAGAAAAGAATAAAAAGAGCGGAGAAGAAGGAAGCACAAAAAGCAGAGATTAGAAAAAAGCGCGATGCTATAAGAAAAGCGAAACAAAAAGAAACAGTCGCATTCCGAGTCGATGAGATTGCACCAAAAAACTACCCCGATCCAGCTAGGCCAGCTGTTATTGACGGGCCGGATCCCAAACTCGGAACCGAACAGGATAAGCTCAATCAACGCACACCTTCAAAGAATAATACAACCGCTTCGGTTAACCCGAAAGCAACAAGCAGAAGCGAGCAGGAAATACTTAAGCTCGATAAAATTCTTCCAAAAACAAAAGAAGAGCTAGACCAAATTCGTGATCTGAAGGATCAGTTAAGCGAAAATCAAGCAAAGTTCGATTCCGTAGTTTCTATAGACAAAGCGATCGGGGAAGCGATAAGAGAACTAGGAGAAGAGGGTAGCCCAAGTATTACTCAGATTATTTCAAAAGTTCTTAACCTAGAAACATTACTCAAGGCATCTCCCATCTCATTCGTATCCGAAATTGAGAAAGCGATGAACCCCACCGCCAGCCGATCCAAGGTTCCAAGCTCCAAGGATATTGAGGACATGGCAACCGAGGCAAGGGAGAGAATCGAGGATATTAAAGAATTGCTCAACCTCAGACTCGCTGAGATCGACCGGGAGATCGCAAGCCTTAATCCGTTGGCCTCGAATACTAAGAAGTCTCTGAATTTAATTAAACGCATCGAGGCCGAATCGGAGGCAGAAATAACCGAGCTCCAGTCAAAGCGTAAGCTGGTAAAAATGTACCTTCATTTTATCGCTCCTGAGGAAGCATCCGTTGATTGGAAGGATGTACCGCATAGTTTGATGACCTACCGCAGGTATAAAATGGTAAAAGGTGACAAAGTATACAGCCCAGAATACAATAAGTTCCAACCGGTCACCCTAGGCATGCTAGCAGGGATGAAGGATTGGGATGTTATAGATGATAAGTCTACAGAATATCCGAACATAGAATATAAAGTAAGTCGTCAGGAAAAGGACAAGGAAGATACAAGAACTCCTCAGGAGTATCTTTGGGATTATGTAAATCGCGAATTTAAACCACCACCCGTTTCCGATAAAGATAAAGCGACAGTCAAAAAACCTTTTTACGGAGGGCTAACCGAAAACCAATACCGTATGAAACTGGAAGCTGTAAAAGCTTCTGCTATGTTCACAAAGCAACAGGATATTGGTAAGGAGCCTATGGGTTCTGCTCGTTGGGAAGTAGAAAACAATATTAAACAAGAAGCCCGACGCGGATACCCCAGCGGTTTTACCACAGAGCGCGGAGCAAATTTTGGAGCGGTTATTGCCGAAAGAATTAGGCAAAAAGGCTTATCCGGAAAAGTAAAATCTGATGGTACAAAAGCATACGCAAATTTCGATTTAGAAACTCTCGAGCCTACAATTCCTGATGTTGTAGCACTGATGATGGCTAACGGCCGAACATTAGAACTGCTTGGTGATCCAAGCGATTCTATGAAAGATTTCGATCGCATGCTTTTTGTAATCGCACGGGAAGAAATGAAATCCAAACTTCTCGGGGAGAAGGATAAAGGTGGTGTTCCAAGCGATCTTGAGAATCAATTTGAATATGCAGAAGAAGATGGTGATCCGTTTATAAAAGTTCAGCCCGGTGCAACACTAGCTAAGACTCTGCTCGGGGTGTTGAGTACAAAAGCCCGTCTCAAGTTTGAAAGAGAGTATTTAGATTACATTGTAGAAAATACGCAACTTTCCGATTCAACATCTTCCAAATTCAACCTAGAAATGAGCAAAGAAGGTCTGCGTTTAGACTCCCTCTCAGGAGAAAACCCTCAAGTAGCTCTTAAAAAATTTGGTGATTATATAACCTCTATAAAAGAAAAACGCGGAGTTGAAGTTGAAGGAAAGTTAGTCCCCATACCTAAAAAGATTCAAGAAAGTCTTACAGAAGCCTATGAGCTTTTACGCGCAAGAGTAGATAATGAAAAATATTTAAGCGACCAGTTAAACGGACACACTTTAGAGGTTGTTGGTGGAGTCTCCAAACCTCAGTCAAAAACAGTTTCAAAGTTCCGAGTAAAACCGGAAGATGTTTATGATTTTAGAAGACCTCTGAGTCGGACATCAGAAAACATACCTGCAAAAGGTGATCACGGAGCTTTTACCGCCGGCGATATGTATAAAACCTTTGATGTCATGACAGCCTTTTCTAAAAGGCGTGAATCTCCTGAGCTCGTAGCTGATATGCTCATGGGTACATCGACAGGATTCGAAAAAGAAAGAACTAATGTTGGTAATTCAGAAACAGCACCCGCACGCCCAATCAACATGGATCGGGCTGAAGCGGATCTACTATCATCAACAGACATTAGTGCTGTCGATCTCGCTAACTGGTATTTAGGCGCTAAGGGTTCTGAAGTTAATCGAATGGCTGACTTGCAGATGACCCCGTCATCTAAGGATAATAAACAACTACCAGGCGGCCTTGGCGAAGGACTTCTCCCATATGTCTTTAGAGATTTCATAACTGCGATGTATGAAAACTTAAATATCAAGGATTTAGATCTTAAGATCAAAGACGCAGAATCAGATAAAACCTTTGATTGGACTTATACAGAAGGTCGAATGATGATGGGTGGAGAACTTGTCGATTTTAACATGTTCTCAGATAAGGAAGGTATGATGCATCCGGAAGTTATGGAAGCACTGACCCGACCCATTGTTCAGGCAGTTTTAGATGCTGAAGGTATTGATGTATACGATCAGTTCGATCCAAATTCAGAAAATCTACTCCAGCGAGATACACAGAAAGCAGAAAGTTTTGATAAGGATGATTCCGCGGAGATGCAGACTGAAGCAGACGACACAGATTCAGGTGCTCAAACACCAAAGGTTGAGGTTAACCCAGTAGAACAGGAATCTTTAAACCAGTTCCAAAATGATAAAAGACAGGAACTTGGTGTTGATCCCGACCCAGTAAATAAAAACCCTGTAGAGAAACCAATTACGCTATCGGATCTGGTTAAGTCAAATTTGAAAGACAAAACTCCTGAGGAGATAAAAGCTTTCACCGACGACTCAATGACTGACAGCTTTAAACAAGCTCAGTTAGCCGAGAATGTAAAAGAATTTGAGGAAACCTTCACCCCCAATAGCAGCAAGAGCAAGAACCGCACGCTCAATTCCGATATCGGGCGGCAAGGATCTACGAAATCCACGCTCATGGGATTTGCCGCCGCGAATATCAAGACCGGTGCGAAGGTTGCGGGAGTCCAAGGCAATCAGTTCACGCCAGAGCTTTCGGAGAAAATAAAGGGTGGCAAGAAGATACTTTTAACCGAAGCACTTAGTGCGGTAGAAAAAGATTACAAGGGCAAGTTTAATGACATATTTACTGAAGCATCAATCTTGATGTCTACGCTTCTAAAGGAATCACCCTACGGAAGAAAAACCAAATTTAAAGTTTCTAAACTTAAAAAATCCGGAAAAGACATTGTTACCGGAGAGAAAATGGAACTTTGGGGTGTGTACAGAATGCCAACGAATACGATTACCGTAGACAGTGATTATTATCAAAGTGCCACCCCGGAGAGCCTGATTGAGACGATAATGCATGAGACTTGGCACGCAATAACATCACCTCTAATAGGCATAAAGCACTCCGACCCGAAATTGATTAAGAGTTTGGATATTCTTGGTAATAATGATGAACAAACGATTGGCAGAGTGGAGGAGTTTATCAATAAAGCTCGGATTAAACGTAGGGCAAGAAAGTTTCGTAAGAATCCAAAATACAAAACCTCGTACGAAAACTTAGAAAAAATTCGAGATTTTATTATTAGTAAGCGTGACTCTAGTTATGAAAGTTACGCACTAGACTACTTCCTTTCCGATGTAGCAGAGATGCCAACAATGGCATTCACTAGTCCTGATGTTGCTGAGTATTTAATATCGCAGAAGATTAGCAAGGAAGAGTTTGATTCTCTTGGGTTAGACTTAAAATGGCACGATAAAGGTCTTCTGGTGGATATGACCTTCTTCGATTTAATGATGAACTGGGTACTCAGGGCTTTTGGAGTGACTCAGTCAGATTACAAGGGGTCAGTGCTTGAAAGTGTTGCAAAGGAAATCAACATAATAATCAAGGAAGATCAAACGGGCAGGACAAAAAACGATATTTTTCTGGATAAGAAAATTAACTACGATGCCTACAGTGCGAACATGTTTGGCACAGCGCAAGGCAATCAGTTCACTACACCCAGCGACAGCAAGAGCAAGAACCGCACGCTCAATTCCGATGCGGGCAAGCAAGTCGATAATTTTTTAAAAACCGTAAACAATGTTATTTTTTCAAAAACTAAATCAAAAACTTTAAATTCAGATATAGGAACTCCGGTTGGAAACAATTTAACTGTGGCTTTGAAGGTCATGTCTTTAGTTAATAAAGGTACCCCATTAAGTAAGATATTACAGTTAGGAGCTCGATGGGATTCAGAAGATATAAAAAATATATACAATGGTTTTAACGCTATTAAAAGGATAGAAAAAGTACCTTTAGATCAAAGCCCTAATAACTTAGCAAAACAGCTATTGGACTACGCAAATAAAAGGCGGGGTGTTAGAGTTAAAGAGAAAACATCAGAAAACACATCTTCTACAAATCTATTAGAATCAATTAAAAGTAGCTCATCGTGGGGCACCCTATCAAAACTAATAGATCAAAGTATCCAGGAAAAAGAACATCCGCGTGAGTTTTTTGATTATTTAGAAGTAGAAGATTTAGTAGAAGCGGTGGCTTCAGAAATAGGCTCTTCCTATTTTATAGTTCGGGATAAGCTATCTGAACTGTTCATTAAACCAAAAACAAGCACGGTTTCCAAAGAATCCCCCATTTTAAGCGCGATAGAAAAAATAAAGGCTGGTACACCCGCGTTCTTAAGTAAAGACGACTTACAGACATTCCTAGAAAATCAAAAATCAAAAATACCTAAACAGTCGGATGAAAATATAAATTGGCTGTACCAAAAAGCACTTGCTGAAAGCAAACCATCAAGTAAACAGATCGACCAAATAAACGCCTACCTTAAAGACAGATTTTCAGGAATCTCAATGTCTTTTGAAAAAGAGAGTGGGGGTGCGGCTGGTAGATTTTTAGGAAGCAGTATGGCTATAGACCCATTTAAAATCAAAAAAGCTTCAGAGTTAATGAGTAGTAACTCGAAAGTATCTTTTTATGATTTTGAAAATTTAGGCGGTGTTGTACGAGATGAATCAGGTGTTTTAGCTTTTGTGGCGTTACACGAAATGGCTCACGGCTATGTATTTCAAGATAAGAATCAATCACTACAAGATTATGAAAACCTGGTAAATGCCGCGGCCTTATTAAAAATGTTTCGATCCGAAGCAGTTCCCACCCCAGACCGCACGCTCAATTCCGATGCAACGCTGACCAGCGACGTTAACCCAAATCTTGCGAAGGCAAACCTTCTCAGCAGAATTGCGGGCGATAGCGAATTAAAAAAGAATTTCGAGGAATGGCTTAAGGACAAAAAGGATTCAGAATTAGCCGGTAGCTTTATGATGAGCTTTGTTGACCAGGCGGATCCATTAAAGAAAGTACACCGCTCACTATTTGAAACACTAAAAGAATCCGGATTGGACATCGCTAAAGGCCCAATGCGTAGTCTTTACAATATGCTCAATGTCCACGGCAAATGGCACCAGTATTTCGGAAAAGGGTATGACACCGTTGAACAGGCTAGGATCCAATATATCCAGCCTATTAAGGATGCGATGCTTAAATACGGTATCGATCAAGGTACCTTTGGAAAATATCTCCTTGCCCGTGCCGCACCAAGTAGAAACCAACATCTCAGGGATAAGGTCAAAAGACTCCAGGAGGAGGCCGAAGGCTTAACCGGCACGGCTAAAGTAAATGCACTCGCAGATATTAAAGATGTGTATCTCAACGAAGATGATACCATAAAAGATTCCGGAATATCCGATCAGGCAGCATATAATTTAATTACTGAGTATGAAAATAACCCAAAGACCGGGGCTAATTTCGTAAACTTTTTAAATGAAGCACTGGATCCTTATTACAACATGAATAAGGAATCTATATCCATGCTCAGAAATGCGAGCATGATTAGGGAGAGCGCGCAGCTTGATGGTGTCCAGGAGGGTTTAAGCGAATACGATCGCATGGTTGGCGCAATGTCCAAAATCGATTTGGCAGACCCCAAAGAGAAATTTGGATTTGCCGGATCAAAAGTTAAACTCTCCGATCCGAAATACTCATACTCTCCCATGCAGGGATTTGAGGGAGAGACCGAAGCATTCTTCGATGCCGAGCGTGCATGGGAAGAATTAGGAAAAGGGCAGAACAGTTCTGGAAAAGGTTGGGATCAGCCAAAATCAGAACTGCTACGCGATCCAGCATTTGGCCGAGTAAAAGGAACCCGCGGTCCGAACCCCGACAGCGTATTAGCAAATGCAATTAATCAATTCTTTGATTCCGCAATTCGAAGTCATAAGAATGAAGTCTCCCGAAGCTTCGGAGAAATGTTCGAATTGATGAGATCTATTGCGTATCCCGATAGAGAAGAACCGTATGAGCCGAGTGATCCGGAACTTAGAATTGCCTACGGTCAGATGTCTAAATTACCGGAAGAACAGAAGAAGAAGATTAAGGAAGAATTCGATGAAATCTTTGAACAGGATTTTAATGAGACCCAGAAAAAAAACACGCTTACATTTAGCGATGAGTATGTAACCGATGGGAATACGGGAGAATTTGTAGCTAAAAGAAAAACCTTAAACGCTAAGTTCAAACAAGACCCGTTAGTATTTGTTTACCGAGTAAACGGAACCCCAATGTTCATTAAATTTAAGAATACCACCAAGGGTACACGCATGGCTCGTTCCATGAAAAATTTAAAGTACGAGTCTCTTCCTTCAGTTCTTAAATATTTCAACAAGATTACGAGATTCATGGCTCAAATGTTTACATCGATGAATCCGGCTTTCATCATCCCCAACTTTTTCCGGGATTTAGGAACGGCATTTATCCATTTAACTGAGGACGATAAAAAGAAACTGGTTAAAGATGTATTCAAATTTAAAAATTTAAAATGGATAACTTCTATTGGAAAAGCCGAGCTTCTTATCAGCCAAGGCAAAGACCCGATGGAGGGTAGAACCCGAACAGAAAAGCTTAAAGGACAAACCGAAGCTCAGTACGCTCAGGCAATTTTAAAGCGCGGGGATAAGATTGAAATGTATGCCTACGCAAAAAGAAACGGAGCAAAGATTGGATATGTCCGTCATGACACCGTCCCCGAATTGATTCGTAAAATAAAGAAAGAAACCGGTAAGAGCGAGGGTGCAACCAAGCGTCGTCTTAAAAATGTACTATCATATGTTGATGCCGCGAATACGGGTGTAGAGAATTCTGTTCGTATGTCCACATTCTGGGCAGCGATTAAGAATGGATATAATCCTCAGGAATCAGCGACCATGTCCAGGAATATAACCGTGGACTTCAATCAGAAGGGTGAACTGACACAGGCATTTGGATCACTATATGTATTCTTTGGAGCGGCAGTTAATTCAACACATCGCTTCATGACTACCTTAAATCGTAGGAGCCCGGCTGAGCGGGCTACATTAATTGGTGGAATTGCAACCGCATCATTCCTAGTCGCAACCTTTAATCGTCTAATGGATGACGATGAGGATGAGGCTGTACCGGATTACGACACAATTAGCAGTTATAAAAGAGACACTAATTTAATCATGCCAATCCCAGCGGGGCTGCCTGATTTCTTTAATGATAAAAAAGACACAGGATATTTCAGCATGCCCCTACCTCTTGGGTACAATTTATTCTGGTCAATGGGTCAGGTAGTAGCGGATACATTTGCAAATAATTACGGAGGTATTCGTGGAGGATCAGGAGTAATGGAAGGTGCGAATCGTTTACTGCAAAGTTCAATGAATGCATTTAATCCAGTCGGTGGTGCAAGTATTGCCACAATCGGAACCCCTACCTTTGTCACCCCAATCATTGAATTATGGGCAAATAAGAATTTCATGGGTCGTGAAATCAGATATAAAGATGATCAATTCGGAGTACCTAAACCCGGACACATGCAGGATCCAAAAAGCACACCCGCACATTGGAATGCATTATCAAAGGGATTAAATGAGTTCTTTGGTGGAAATGATGTAATCAAAGGATCATTATCCGGAGCCTTTGGAAGTAAGAATCCGTTAATGTACGATCAGGATTCAGATATAAAATTTGATATTTCAGGAAATCAATTCAAGCATATGTTCTATGGATACTTAGGTGGTCCAGGACAACTCTTAGATACTGCATTTGGAGGCTTATTCTCCGCAGCCAAAGGAACCGCATCTATCGATAATGTAGGTCAGGTTCCCATTATTAACCGTTTCATGCGAGGCACGACCTACGGCTCGCACACCCGAGAATTGTACTACAACCTTCGGGACACAATTAAGACCGCAGAGAGTGCGATTAAGGATGCTAAGAAGATTAGCCCAAAAGCCTACAGCCTGGTGAACCGAGACCTGCGACCTTTGCTTTCGATGTCCAGCCAGATAAAAGGATTCGAAGCCCAAAAGAATAAGTTCAGCAGACTTAAGTCGAAGGTCGAAAGTGCAAAGAACCTGACAGAAGCGCAAAAAATGCAACGCATTGCGGACATAGAAGAGAAGCAGTTAAATATGATGGTCAAGGTCATCAAAAAAGCACAGTCGCTTGGAATTTCATGAAACAAACAAATTTACGGCTTACAAAAAAACAGGAAGATAAACTGGTTAAATATGCACTGGAGCGTGTTGAGCAGTTAAAGGAAGACAATCGGGAGCGTATTGAAAACGATAAGATTTCATGGAAAATGTACCACAATGATCGAACCGATCGGGTAGGGTACGACGGAATATTTAGCCACTCCAATCTATCCGTTCCCATGACCAGCCTCGTGGTCGATCACTTCATGGCTCGTGCCGAGGATGAGATTACCGGTACATCTCCTTATTTTAAATTCGAAGCTCAGGGAGCAGGAGATATTGATATGGCCGAGACCTACGATAAATACTTTAACTGGAAAATTGAGGATCGTGCCAATACCCGAGAACGGCTCGAAGAATCGTACCTCCATTTATTTATCCAACGGGCATTAGTCCTAAAAGCAGTATATGAGGAGGATGTATCGACATGGTATGATTACGAAAGAAACGGACTCTTTAATATGCAGACCGGATCCTTTGAGGAGATCCCCGGCCAGGGACCGATAATTGAGGGTGAAGACCAGTTCATTCCAGAAATGAACCCCATGACCGGCGACTCAGAACTTCGACTTGCATCAGATCCCAGTTTCGTAATGACTCCGGGTGTACACGAATTCCAACCACTTCCGGAAGGAGTCCCCACTCAAATGGTAAAGTACAAAGGTCCAAGGTCGGAGGTCGTGGACTCAGATCGTTTTCTATGCCCATCAGATGCAGAATCAATTGATGATGCTGATTTTATTGTGGAAATGTATGACAAGGATCTTCGCTGGGCAAAGGACATGTTCCTCGAACGCGACTGGTTAAGCTTCGCCGATTTTTACAACATGGTAAATAAGGATGCGAATCCAAGAAGCCCAATCGAGAAGAATGAGGAGAGAAAAGAAAACCTTGATTTTGATTCTGATGAAAATCCAAGTATGCAGGTTCTCGAATGTTGGATTAAGCGTGATGTCATGGGCACTGGACAGCCTCAGGAATTTTGCATATTCATCGATCCCGAAACCGAAAAACCAATCTTCTACGAATTCGTTGCAAAACTAACTCCTGATAACCGTATACCGTATACCTCAGTATCCATCGGAAAAGACAGAAACAAATGGTGTGGATACAGCTTACCCGAACGGATTCGATCTTTTCAGGAGTATGTTGATAAACAATTTAACTCCCAAAGCTATCGCAACGAGCTTGCTGCGAATCCTATTATCGGTGTCAACCCGCAGGCCGTGGAAGATGAGCCGGAGGATGTGGAATTGCATGCCGGTAAGATATTTGAATTGAAGGATCAGTATAGCATTGATGATTTTATGACCTTCGCCGCTGTGCCTAATGTTGATATCCGCACCCAGGATCTGATTGATTTCGTATTTGGTATCGTCCAGCTCTGGTTGGGCGTTTCTAATATGGCACAGGGTGATTATCAGGCATTGGCTCCCGCAAATACAGCGACGGGTGTCGAAGCAACATTAAGAGAGGCAAGTAAGATTGGTCGTCGTTGGATGCGTAGAATTGTCCGCGGATTTGAGGATCATCTGACCAAGCTCGTACAAGTCGCGATGGCTACCGTGGATGAGGAAGAAGTATTTGAATACATGGAAGGGGATGTCCGGGCATTTGGTGTCATGTCTCCCGAAGCGATTAAGGATATTGGTATCAATGTTCGGGTCATGCTGTCGCAGGACCAAGGACAGCGAGCTATAGAGAAAGCCAATTTGGCATTGCAGACTCAGGATCGTTACTTCCAATCCCCTCCCGAAATGCGCCCCTTTATTCGTCCCATGCTTAAACGCATTCTTGATGCGATGGGATTTGAAAAGACCGATGAGTTACTTCCTCCCGAAGCTCCGGCCGATCCAAAATCCGAAGCGGAAATCGCTAAGATGCTGGGTGACAATGCAGCACAGGGGGGAGGCGAGAGCCCACAACCAACCGATGGCGTTAATGCCGCAACTGCTGGTATGGGTAATAGTAACCCACAAGGAATGAATCAATATCAAGGATAATATAACATGAAAAAATACAGTCACAGTAAATCCCCAAACTCTTTAAGGTCCAAGGTTCGCCGCAATCTTACACCCTCCAAGTTTATTCCCCGAGCTCTTCGGGATAAGGAGATCCGCAAGATCGCAAATCACAGAACCGTTGAGCGTCAGTTCGGGTACTTCCACCCTAAATTCGGATCCGCACTCGGAGCCGGTTATGACGGATCCACTGGAGCTATCTCCAAGGTACGGCGATACAACTCTGTCGATTAACCTTGCTCAAGTACGCTCCCAGTAAAAGTCAAAAGTACTCCCACCAAAAGGGAGACAATCCTCCTGTGCCCCCTCGTCGGACTGATATCATTAGAAATTCAGCAAAGTACTCTGTTGCGGAAAAACAATTTGAGAAAGATCTAAAATCCGGAGCATCAGTAAAGACACTATACTGCGACACGAATGCCGACGGATTTCCCGATGTACTTCTTCGTAAATACAGAAACCCATCTGTTAATAAGGCAGTCTTTTCGTGCCAAGCCTCATCACCGCCTCCACCTATTACCGATACCGATGGCGACGGAGTAGCTGATGAGGTAGAGGCTTATCCGTTAGACAATGTAAGAACACAACTCAAACTTGATTCAGGTTTAGGGGTGTTCAATATACAGTACAGCTACGAGTATGCGGCCCGGCCAAGTTCCGGATGGAACAATCCCGACTGGGCTTCAAACACATCAAATCTAACTGTCGATGCTTCGTTTCAGGGCGGTGAAATAATAACTACAACGGGAATCACTTCACCGATTGCCGATCAAGCCGCGGTAAGAAACGTTGAACTGGAGGCTGCACCATCTCAGGGCTACAGCTACGGCACACCGGTGCCTATTACAGAATTATACGCCCGCGATTTACGCGGCATCATCCCCGGGTGGCCGTACGCGGTTATTCTTTTTATGAGAACTCCTGTTCCATATTTCGATGAAAATTACCATGTGACACACTATCCATTCGCCCATTCAGGTTACTTCCCTCTGTACACATCCACCTGGGAGGCTAATTACAGAGCTCAGCTCAGTGGTGTAAGCACTTATCAAACTGTGTCGATACAGATTCCAATGCAAGACCCAGCTTTTGGGTACGACAATGCCAACCCGTCCATTGCGGGTGGAAACATCATACCCGCATATCTCCCTAATCTACCTCTTGCGGATGCCAACACGGATCCTAAAGATTTTACTAAAAGATGGGATCCAGTTAACGGTATAGCTCACCCGGGTTATGCTGAAGACCCGTATAACTCGGGTATCCTCTGGAATGGCGTAAAATACGACCACGAAGGGAATGTTATATGACCGACCTAGTAGTCTTCGACCAACTCGCTGATCTCAAGAAACTGACGACCGATGAATCTTTCATCCATTTGGAAAAACGTTTTCAAAAAGAACGGGCGCGATACCTTGCCAAAATGCTCGACCGGGAAACCGATAAAGAGGAAACTCTTGCCATCAAGGCTGTCATTAACGCGCTTGAAACGCTATCGCCGATGGCTCTTGCGGAAAAAGTTCTTAAAATCGAAGTAAAAAACCGGAAGGTTTCCCACCCCGAAATGTTCAAGATCCGCAAGTCCGCAACCGGTTGAGGATTAACCTGGAAGTTAGGATACTATAGCCATGGCAAAAGATATTAATTTAACATGGACTGCCCCTACAACCACCGCGGATGTGGACAGTATTAAAATTTATCGTAAATCGGGAGACCACACTTCCGAATCTGATATGGACGTTTTTCGTACCGGTGCAACGCTTGCAGCAACACTAACCAACGCAAGTGCAACCAGTCACACCGACACCGCCGTTGCAGACGGAACCTACACTTACGGTGCTTTTTCTTATAATACTGGCGGATTTGGTCCTGGCGATTTGATCGATACCGCGCTCGTCGTAGCGTAACCTTTTAAGCTATGCCCCTAACTTCCAGATGGGGATCGAGTGCAACAACCGTATCCCGAATTGATTGGACTTGCGATTCCAATAATACGAAACCGCGTCCGTTAAACCACTCTTGCTCATCTGGAGCGGCGTGCCCCCCGCTCAATGGCCCTACAGGAATATCCGCAAGCGTATTAGCTCCGGCCAGCGGCCCAACGAATATATCCGCAAGCGTAGCGCCTCCGGCCAATGGCCCAACAGGGATATCCGCAAGCGTAGCGTCGGCTAACCCTCCAGTCTCTGGCCCAACAGGGGTATCCGCAAATATCCTACAATTTAACATCGCGCCTATATCAACGGACCAGTATGCACTAGTTGCAACAACTCCGGATGTTGGAACAATTAGATACTCAAGCGACAGCGAGGCACTATTCATTTTTGACGGAACCGATTGGAAGCATTACAAGAGCGATGGGTGATATATCGGTACATAACAGTGCCGGTGCGAATGACAATCCGAACACGGTAACCAGTGTAAACGCCAATGTTGGTCGGGTAATTGATCTATTTATGACCAAGGACGAGATGGCGGCTCTCAAAAATCAAGTAGCAACGAACACTCAGACGGTTGCCGAAGTTACTGAAGATGCCCCCGTCTCTCTAAATACATTTAAAGAACTCTCTGATAATCTACAGGTTAGCGATTTCCTTGCCGCACTCGGGGATGACTAACTTTTTTTCCGCAACCGATTGAAGAATCTTCGGGATTATAGGATTATCAAACCTGAACTTCTTCGGCACTAACCCAACTTTTTCATGGCAAATATCTTATCTCAAATCGGAACCGCAGTAGGCGGAAAATTAGCTGAAAAACTCGATCTCTCCGGCGGAACCGTAACGGGAGCATTAGTTATTCCCGCACCCACCGGATCGACCGAGGCAGCACAAAAAGCCCAAGTCTCCGCACTTGAAGCCGCAATCGGATCATACAGTAACTTTGTCTCCACCGTTGCGGATGTAACCGTCACTGTTTCCGATACCGCCGCAAATATCCTCGCCGATACCAGTCAGGCAAACGGAGCGGTTGCAGTCGCCACCGATACCAATGCGATTTATGTATCCAATAGCGGATCATTTACCGTTAGCTCGATTGATAATGTACAAGCCGATTCGATATCCGCCGCGGCGACTCTTAATATTTCTGTAGATACCGAAGCCAATATCCGCGCACGAAGCGGGGATGCAACCGGTACTATCATGTTCGGAACTGATACTTACGATCTCTACATCTTCGATGGCAGCGATTGGCAAACTTATAACAACGACGCATAATGAGCGATTTAAACGTATATACAACTTCTCAAATTAACGCATTGACCCCGATCACTGGGGATATGGTTGTTGATTCCGATCTCAACGCAATAAAACTTTATGACGGTACCGATTGGAAAATTTTTAATGCAGACTCTCTGGAGGTGCCATTCGTAAACCGCTGGGGCGCAGATTTTAGTGGTGGTAAACTGTCGGTCGCTAGCACTACTGATTTTGCTTTTGGGACTACCGGTTTTACAATCAGCATGTGGTTCATTCACGATAATACCGCTCAAGCACTTTTTGATTTCAGAGGCCCCAGCGCAACTCCAATGGTATGGCTAACTAGCAGCTCTATTAGATATTATACTAATAGCGCCTACCGAATTACTGGAAGCTACACTTATCAAGTAAATACATGGAGGCATTTAGTTATCCATAATGACGGTTCAGGCACAACCAGTATGTACTTAGATAATTTAAATACCCCTCTCGGTACATTTTCAGACTCAATAAGTTATGTTCAAGCTCCTTTAACTATTGCGACTTATGGAGCAAATGCAGGTGGGGGTAGTAATAAAATAGACGAGTTTTCTGTTTTTAATTCTACTTCTTCTTTAAGCAGCCTAGCTGACTTAGTAAGCGGAGGTAAACCCGCAGATCTCGATTCGTACGACCCCGTTGCTTGGTACCGCATGGGAGACGATTCAAATGATTCAGCAACCTCAGGCGGAAGTATCGCAACCATAACCGATTCAAGCGGAAACGGAAATGATGCAACCCAGGGAGCTGCAAGCTTGCAGCCTACATTCTCTGACCTAACCGGCGAAACAATCTACGTATAATATCATGGCAACAATAAGTACTACCACTTCAGCCGCTCTCCCCGCCGTAAATGTTGCGGCCACGGGTAAGGCATACTTCTTAACGGACAATAATAAATTTGTTGTAAACACCGGATCCGCATGGATCGAGGTCCACTCGGACGGCACCGGCGCGGTAGCCTTCCAAAACCGCTGGGGCGCGAGCTTTAACGGATCAACTGACCATATAAGCTTTGCAAGTAATCCGAATTTGGACATGTATACATTAAGCTTTTGGTTTAAATCAACCGAAAATCATTTCAGTCTTCCAATTGCTGGATTCGGAGAAAGCGGAATTTCACAGTATGGTGGAGTTCGATTCGTACCTGCTGCCCCTGGGCGAGCAATCGAGTATAATGCTGGAGATGGAGCATATTACATTGCAACTGGCAATCTTTCAAATTCTGAGGTATTTGATGACGCATGGCATCATGTTGCAATAGTCTATGTGGACAGTAATTACACGACTTCAACGGGGACTGCTAGTAACAATGGTAAAGGATACAAAATATTTTTTGACGGCAATAGAGCCGATACAACGCTTTCTTTAACAAGTCATAATTGGAGTTTAGCAACTACATCATCTTTCTTTTCCGTAGGAAAGGAAAGGACAGACTATTTCGAGGGTCAAATGGACGAGGTAGCAGTTTTTGGGTCATCGTTAACAGACGCTAATATAGCAACAATCTACAATTCTGGTGTGCCTGGGAATTTGAGCAGTTTTAGTCCTACCCTTTGGTTAAGGATGGGAGACGATTCAAACGACTCCCCTGTCGACGGAAGCAGCATTACCGGGATAACAAACTCAGCAAACCCAGGAACTAATGATGGAATAACTGTTGCAAGCGCACAGCCTACATTCAAGGCGCTTGCTCAATCGGCTACATCATCGGTTAGCTTTGATGGATCAAATGATTATTTAACCGTAACTCAAAATAGTGATATAAACATAACTGGAGACCTTACGGTTTCAGCTTGGGTCAATCTGGACAACACTAGTGGCTACAACGCTATACTAACAAAACGGCAAGTTGGCGGATCCATGAATTACCAGTTTACTATCGACCACTCCGGGAAAATAGGATTGGGGCATTCAGGCGGTGATTGGGTTTATGACACTAACAGTTTAACCGTTGGCACCTGGCATCATGTAGCTGCTACCGTTTCAAGTGGAACCGTTCAGTTTTATATAGACGGTGTAGCAAAATCATCCAGTAGCGGATTAACAATAACTGGTGATACTAATGATATGAGTATAGGGGCTACTCCAGGTTACAACTACTTTAGCGGGAAAATAGATGAGGTTGCGGTTTTTAATACAGCACTTACTCAACCCAACATAACTTCTTTAGCAACATCCCAAACCGCGCATATCAAAGACGATTTAAGCTTAACCCCTGTAGCATACTACCGTATGGGAGAAGATGACAGCTTAACTGATGGCGATATCGTTACCGGAATTACTGATGCATCCGGAAATGGACATCACGCAACAACCGTTGCAACCGTTCAGCCAACCGCTAGCGTTGAACCTATAATCTACGTATAAAACCTTTAACCTTATTTCTAACCCTTACATATTATGGCACATAAATATAAATTACTTAACACTCCTGAGGAGTTTGACGCTAAAGAAGCAGAGATGAAAACTTTGCTATCCATTCCTGACGGAAAAGGAACCGTTGGATATGCGGATTCACGCATGGTTGATAATCCCGACCACGCTGATTACGGAATGTTCATCTTCCCGGTTGTTACCGAAGGAATGTGGAAATGCGATGATCAATTCGAAGCTTCTGAGCTTGTTGATCACGATCCTTCCTGGGCGAAGCCAGCAGAAGAACTGGTTTAATGATTCTGAGGATTGAGGCCGCACTCTGCGAGCCTCCGTCCTCAATATCAGCCTTTCGCGACGCTACGCTTTACTCAACCGTATTTGCGAAGCTCGATGTAGTTCTTAGGTGCGAGGTGGGAACCCGGTCGTTGTACTGGGATTGGTTAAAAAGAAACGGGGCTCATGATTTCGTTAAAGCATTGGTTTTACCGACCGAAGAAACGGAGTCCCCGCTGATGGCGAGGAAAAAGGCAAATATACGAGTCAGCCGATTAGATGCGGTGACTCTACCGTTCGCCGTTCAATCGATACGAAGCCTCAGGCCGGAGTCGTATTAATTACGACCCACTGCCCGTAGCCTAGGTGCATATACAGTTTATCCGTATCTGTTCCTAGTGCCATGGATCCTTTAGGGTCATCATTCCTGGCTTTAATATTGGTCTCGGTATCGATTATTCGAACGAGGCCTTTTTTGCTTTCTATTATAAGCCGAACGGCTGTCCCGATTTCTGCTACCAAACTCATTCGAAATTTACCCCCAGACTTTCTTCCACATCCTCCGCCCTGTATCGAATGACCCGTGCATTAATTACTTTTCTCTCCCACCCGTATTGTTTCGCCCATCGGCGTACGGTTCCTGGGGAGACATCCATCCTTTCACGAATTATTCGTGGCGAAAGATATCGGTTTTTTGTTACGCCCATGAATGTTTATAAACGCTTATGTACGCTCGTTGCCACCGGATGTAAATCACCACATCCGATTGAGAAAGACCGCTTATTCTGGGAATATGATAACCGGAAAGGGGCAATGAAGCTTCTCTTTCTGATTAATCTAAAACCCATATAATACTTAGTTACTATGTCTAATATTCTCTCACAAATCGGTACCGCAGTTAAAGGTAAAATTGACGGAGTTAATACCGCAATTTCTGCCGAAGCAACTGCTCGTGCCAACGCAATCGCTGCCGAAGCAACCACTGCTAGAGCCGCGGAATCCGCAAACGCAACTGCAATCAGCGACGAGGAAACTCGTGCAACTGCTGCTGAAGCTACTCTTACAACCAATCTTGCATCTGAAGCATCGACTGCAAGAGCTGCTGAATCAGCAAACTCTACTGCAATTTCTGATGAAGAAACCAGAGCAACTGCTGCTGAAGCCGTTCTTACTACCGCTGTTTCTGACGAAGCAACTGCAAGAGCTGCTGCTGACTCTTCTGAAGCATCTACCCGTGCTGCTGCTGACACCGCAAATGCGACCGCAATCAGCGACGAAGAAACCCGCGCTACTGCTGCTGAAGCCGTTCTTACTACCGCTGTTTCAAACGAAGCTAGCTCCCGTGCATCTGCTGACTCTGCTCTTCAAAGCGAAATTGACGCAGAAGAAGTTCGTGCTGCTGCTGCTGAAGGTGTTCTTACCACTAACCTCGCTCAAGAAGTTACCGACCGCCAAACTGCTGTTTCTGCTGAAGCGTCAACCCGTGCGGCTGCTGTAACCAATCTTGACACCATCAAGGCTGACCTTGCAGGTGCTGCCTTCACCGGCGATGTTTCTGGAACTAACTTAACCCTTAGCGGAAATCTTACCGTTACTGGTACAACCACCAGCTTGGAAACCGTTAACTCTCAGGTTAAAGACTCCTTGATGCTTCTTAATGACGGAGCGGCAGGTAGTTCTAACAACTCAAACGACGTTGGATTGATCATGGAACGTGGATCAAGCGACGACGGAAATGTTGCTATGGTTTATGACGAAGGTGAAGACAAGTTCTGCATGTACAAAACCAGTGCTGCTGCAGATTCGACTGACATCACTTCTGATGACAGCTCCGCTTCCTTGGTTCCCGTTAAAGTTTCCGACGTTTATGTTGGATCCGATAACTTGGGAGCACTTGCTGATTTCACTTCCGCATTAGGTTAAGCCTAATCGGTTTACTGATTCTCCTTAGGGGTCGGAGGTCCATTCCTTCGACCCCTTTTTTTCTCAATGAAAGCGGTATTTTTAATTACTTTCTTATTTAGCCTTACATCCTGCTCTATGAGAAGTTTTGTAACCCCAGCCGCCACAGTCTCAGGAGCGGCAGTTGGAGCTTTAGGCGGGCCGGGCGGAGCCGCTCTTGGAGCGGGTACCGGATATGCCGCCGGACGTATATACGAATTAGATGATGAGAAAAAAGAAATCGTTGAACAGATGGCTTCAGGCCTTGAGCAACACAAATCAGGGTTCGAAGAATTTACCGATTCAATCAAAAGCATATTGATGATCTCAGGGTCCGTTCTTCTTGCCTACCTTATGATCCCCATATTTCTCGCTAAAAAATGCGCGAAACAGGAAGCGATCAAACAAATGACTCGGCCACCTTTCCCTATTAAACCTCCACCCAGACCATGAAAAATCTAAATCTATTAAAACAATATTTCAAAGCTCTCTCTTTTCGCGGTAAAGCAATATTTACCACCGTTTCAATCGCAGTAATCTGCGTTATCTGGGAACTCGTAACATGAATGACACGACCCCAATAATTGGAATGATCGGAACCGGTCTATCTTTCACTCTCGGTCAATGGAATGACATCGTCGGATTAGCCGCCGGTCTGTTGACCTGTCTATACATGATCTGGAAATTAATAAGCCATGCAAAAAGAAAATTCATCAAAAAAGACTAAGGAAAAGAAAATGTGCGGGGACAAGTGTATTGCTCCCACCGTATGTAAAGAAATTTTCAAGGGGCAGTGCGCTCTTGAAATGATGAGCAACGAAAAGAGCGAATCTCCTCCTATGAAGCCCGGTAATGTAACCGGAAAGAAGTACTAAATTTGTTTTACAACCGGTTACGACCGGGCATCCGATCAGTTATAAATCGGGTATGGAAACATCTATCGCGGAGGTTGAATCCCCGCAGCAAGAAACTACAGAAGAAACGAGCATTGAGAATGCCTCAACCGAGGATATTCGAAATGCACTAGGTATAACGCCAGAGACCGCCGAACCTGCGACCGAAGCCCAAGACCAGCAGCCTGAGGATACAAGCCCAGAGCCGCAAGCCGAAGCCCAGGAGCCGGAGGAATCGGAGGAGGAAAAGCTCGCCAAAAGACGAATCCGTCCAAGAAACGAGTTAGATCAGCAAGTCATCGACCTTTACCGGTCTGAAGGCTTTAGCGGATCATTCGCCGACGCTTCCCGCGTAATTTACGGTCAGGATGTACAACCATCTTCTCAACAATCTTATCAGCCCCAGGAGCAAGTCGAGGCGTCCCAGCCCGATCCAATTCAAGGCATTGATAAACAAGCAGATGACATCCGAGCTACTATCATGGAGCTTGAAGGAAAAGTCGAACAAGCCGCCGAGGATCTTGAGACCACCGAAGCATTACGTCTTCAGCGTGAGATCATGAAAAAGGAACTCGAAGTGCAAACCTTGACTCTCCGTAAACAGCAGATGGAAGAAGCTCAGAATCAGCAAGTTTATCAGACCCATCGAAGTAAAGCGATGGAGAGTAGAGACAGAGTTTATGAAAGATTCCCCGCATTGCAGGATAAGGCTTCGGTCTATCGTAAGCAGTTCGATGATTATGTTTCGCAAGCTCAGTCCGACCCCGACTACGCCGCAGTTTTTGATTCGCCAAAATGGCCAGAATTACTCGCCAACGAATTCGCATCTATATCGCCCGCACCAGCAGCCCAGGCTCCTCAGCCTCAGGCCGTTGCCCCTCAGCCGCAGGCACCACAGATGGGAACTCAGGCAAAGGTCTTGACGACAGGAACTACGGCACAACCTGTAAACGCCCCGATCACCCCGGACGGCTTACTTCAACAGCTTCCGAATATGAACAAAGATGATATCTATGCTCTGCTTGGAAATCCTGGAGGAGCACAGCCACTGAGGTAGTAGGAGCAACAATCCTAATCTCAAATAATTAAATAAAATGGCTATAAAAGGCATCCCATCATCCCCCGATCCCATTAGCGCAGCACAAAGTGCTGGCAATGTGGATCTCGTAAACAACACCACTTCCTATCAAGGTCTCCTTGATGGTCCTAACTCTGACTTGCGTTCACGTCTTTGGTCTGAGCTCGTATCTCGCGACGCTCGGGAAAAAAACGTATTTGCAAAGTTCATCGGAGGCGAAGGAAGCGGTAAACCAATCACAGAAAAACGCGATCTTAGCGCAGGCGGATCAGACAAAGTAACATTCACTACTGTTGCTCCTATCAGAGGACAAGGTGTTCGTGGGGAAGAAATTCTCAAGAACGCTACCGAGACTCTTGATTTCGGAACATTCAGCATTGAAGTCGACCTCGTTCGTCATGCAGTTTCTTGGACACAAGTCTTGAAGCTCATGAGATTCACCGGAAAAACCATTGACCAGCTTTCAGCTGAAGTCATGTCCGAATGGATGAGCCGTACCGAGCAGGATCAAATCCAATACGCTCTTCGTCAGATCTGCTCTACCAAGGGTGCATCTAACACGATCAGTGGATACGGAACTCACTCAACTGGAGCTCTTAAATATGTTGACGGTTTAAGCACCGACATCATTCAGGAAGCAAAACAAGCTCTTATCGCTAACGGCGCTGAGCCTATGAACACTGGCGGAGATATTAACCAAGAAATTCCTGGTTACTTATTCTTCGCTCCTGATGCTTGCTTACGCCCATTGCGTTCAGATCCTGATTACTTAGAAGCTATTACCCAAGCTGACGCGCGTGGAGCAGACAACAAGTTGTTCTCCGGTTCATACGCTAAGTGGGATAATAACATCATTGCTAATCACAATGTTCTCATCGACACCGCACGTGGACGTCAAGGTTCTCCTTTACTTCCTACCTTCTACAATTTTGACACTGTGACTCAGTCCGGTTCGACTCTTGTAATTGGTGGATCTGATGGAGATTACACCGCAAACTTCCGCGGCGTATCTATCCGTATTCCTGGTGGCGGAGGAGATCTCCTCGGTGCCGATTCAGCTGACAGCTATGTTTTAGCTATCGATACCGCTGGTGCATACAAGTTGTTCGAATACTCAGTAGGAGCAACCACAACCGACAGTCAAATTACTTTGACCGAAAAAACCGACACCTTAGTAGCTACTAAGACTGACGATGTTTTCGCAGCCGGTTCGTTGTTCGTTCAAGCAAATGCTATCGGTACTCCTATCGGTTACGCATTGGCTATGGGTAAAGACGCAATGTACTTCGCAAAAGGAAAAATCTACGGTGAGCAAATCTTCCATTACGACGATTTCGCAAACAGTGGAAACGAAGCACACTTGTCAGCTGTTGGTGTTCAATCCGTTTACGGAATGGGCGCACGCAAAGACACTCGTGGACGTGTTCCTTCTGTTCAACTTATCGAAGTTGTTCGTCAAGTTCCCGGTCTTTCTTTGACCCAGGCGTAAGCCTAAACCTAATGGTTAGGAATTTTCCCACCCATTGACCCTCGGCCTCTCTCCTGCGACTCGCGGGGGAGAGGCTTTTTTACATATATCATGAAAATAATAATAATTGGAAAAAGTAATCAAATGGGTGCAACACCCAATATCAGACTAAAAGGCATGTCCCAAATGAGATACAATTTCTTATGGGATCCGGAGATTAGGCATTTCGCTTATGAACCGAAGAACCAAAAGGAAGTGGATGATATCTTCCGGACTCAGGGTCGGATATACCGGACAATGTACTTTTCCGTTTATATGGATGAGCCAAGGCCCGAGCCCGAGGCTAAAGTCTCTGCAGGTGCAAAAGACAGGCCGACGGTCAAAGGTAAAAAGCAGGCTAAAAAGCAACCGGTAGCAGAACCGGTTAGTAGCGAATAACATGGCTTTATGGCCGCGATTACATACTTATCCCTCAAGGATCAGCTCTCGAGTATGCTCGGAGCAGATGCAGTTGCCGATCTCCCACAAATTGATCAGGACAGAATTGGAATCTATATAAATCAGGCATATCGGGAGTGTTACACCCCGATCGATGGTAAGCGTCCAATGTGGGCAGAAAAGAAGTTCAACCTTAATTTTGCCGCTGATCAGGCCGGTGCCGATTTGACTCATCAGATTACATCAGTTGATAAAATCCCGGTACTTGTAGGCGAAGGACCGCTTTCTCCGATGACCGGGCCGGAAGCTGAGATTAGAGCCCGTTCACTTTTCTCCTGGGACTTTCGATCTCCCTCCGGAAGGGGCTTAAACTTTCCCCATTACAAAGATAATGAACCGGAAAAGGGTAGGCCGATATGGTACTACATTGATAACCGCGATCATGGGGCGGATCTGAAAGTCATCAATCGATTCTATCTCTACCCGGTTCCTGAACAGGCATATGAAGTTGAATTGTACGCCAACATCGTTCCAACCGACCTAAGCCTTGATACCGATGAACCAAGAATTCCGGCCGATTTGGTTTGGGATATTCTTTATCCGATTGCACAGGGTAAGCTACTTGCTGATCCTCGCTATAATGGAGACAACAAAGAATTCATTGCCCGCATGTCGGATGAAGCAAGAAAAAGACTCAGGACTTTGGTCTCACCTCAAAAGCATAAAGGCTCGCTAAGATTAGGTAAACGAGTCGGTTGGTAATGGCTCAGGATCTGACAATTCGGCTGCTCGGTAGACCGAAACTGTCTGAGGACAGTCAGGCTGGATTTCACACTCTGGTTCGCAGGTATGTGGCCCAAGGTCCAAGGGCGAGCAAGGCGGGAGTTGAGGATACGAATAACCCGCTGTTTCTTCCTGTCGGTACAGCCGATGAAGAATTTACGGATTATAAATTGGTCAGCCAAAGTATTGAACCCGCTCAGGGATCATTGGATCGGGCTTATGTAAACCGAACATTTGTTGATCTGCGCGAACGCTGGATTAGTGAATCCGTAACGCAAACGCCGGATCTGTTTAAATTAAATAGAAAGTATGTAGTTTTACGGGGTCAAAATGACACATATGGATACAGTGCATCGGCATGGGCGAAGCATCCGAGTAATGCGACTAATAAAACTAATTCCGAAGACCCGTGGGATTATATGCCCGCCCCGGTCAGCCTTGGTCACCCTGAGGCAAATAGTGTTACATTAACTAATGCTGCTGATCATGGATTGACTAATGTTCCCTATGTATCGATTGGCGGGACTGCACAGCCTTTTAGCGATTATCTGACAAGCAGTGTAAGTATCGGAAATATGGGAACTTGGCTGCCCGGCAAAGCTTCTGTGCAAATGTCCACACCTGGTATTGATGTGTGGAATGTCGAGTGGGTGACTCACGGGAATCCTTACTGGACTTTTGGAACCACCAGTCAAAGAGGTGGCGGGAAGTCTCAGACGATGACGGTTGTCGATTTTGATCATCGCGGTCTTAAACTCTCCTCTGGCGGAGGTTCATCGGGAAGTGGATCAGCTCTTACTCAGACTAAAACCTATAACTTTTTTGTGGTCGCGGAAGATTTGCCGGATTCAGTCGCACAAATATCGGGCGGTTCCGGTGGTGGTCTTGGTGGGGTCATGCCGTCAGTAAAACTTGACGTCACCATTACTGGGTATCAAGGAGGGAGTACTTCTTATACTCAGTTTATCAAAAATGGGGTTTGGGATATCAATATCGATGAGCATTTAGAATTCCCCAGTCAATCAGGAGGTACAGTAAAGGTAGGCGAAAAGAACCCTTATACTTTACAGTTCGATTACGCGCCGTGGTATATTACTGGAGATGATGTCATGCCCATTGGCGGGCTTCCGCTTTTTCAAGGTCGTCCAATTTCACATATTGGTGGGCAGATAACTTGGACGGCTACACAGCTCAGTGTCTATACAAACGGTACTACAACAGTTACCGGGGCAAGTGCGGTCGCTACTAAAATAAGCCCTTTATTTAATTACGGGGATAAAAAGATTTGGAAGGTGCAGATCACTTATGTTGGATAAAAATGAAGAAATCGATGATCGAGTCAAAGAGCTGGAGGATAAACTGGAAGCCTTACGAATCGAGCTTGAGGGAAGTTTCGAAGATATTGATGATCTGCGGGAGACTGTAGAAAACCCAGCGGGTGAGGGTTTTACTGAAGTACAGCACGGAACTCACCATTTTCAGGTTCATTGGATAAAACCTAGTGAAACCGAGACATACGCAAATTGCGAGGATATCGACTCTCTCGAAAAAGCGAGAATCGCTTTTAAGGAAGCCGCAATAAAAAGAGATACATCCAGCCATTTGAGACCGGTTAATCAGGGAGATGTACTGTTTTTGATGTGCAATACTAATACGGTCGAATCGGAATCGGAGTCAGAGTCAGAGTCAGAGCCTCAGCCAGTCTGCTCCTATATTGGTATGTGTGCAAAAGTAGACTTTCGGACTCAACTAGAAAACCCTGATTCCAGCCTCAATCTTACCGAAATTCAGCAAGCGGATGGTGACACTTACAGGGAATTTTTCGCGTGGGATTCCTGCGGGGCTTCGGCTGAACCCTGCGACCGAGAGGAAGAATATGTTACCGTAGTCACTGCATCCAAGGTTGTGGTGACTCCATCGGGTACTAATCCTAAAATTCATACAATTCGCGGGTACGAAAAAACTAAAGAGTTACAATTTGATGAGTGCGGAACCTTGGTTTCCGTTGGTGATGAAACCGATTGGACTGCGACCGGAGAGGAGCATGAAATTAAAGAATGTTGCGAGGAGGAAGAAGAAAATAGTGGATGTGCCGCTACACCTTCATTATCTAGTGTGACTTTACGTTTTCAAGGCTCAAATATTCCGGTTGGCGGTGTTGAACGAGACATAGACGAATCGATTGTCCTGAGTCCAAATGGGTGTGACTACTACGCTGGAATTCCGAACAATTTATCCATAAAACCCTCCCTTGTTCAAGGGGCTGCGGTTTGGACTTTAAGCGGTAGTGGGGGGACTGGAAGTTGGAGTGTTTCGGGAACGGGGGCTAGCCCTATTGGGATTACATCTACAACACAAGCTGCCGTCGGAAAATTTCTTACTGTAACGACTTCATGACCGATAAATCCAAAGGCTTAGGCGACACGGTTAAGAAGATAACCGCAATTATGGGAATCAAGCAATGCGAGCCTTGTAAGCGTCGTCAGCAGAAACTCAATCGGTTGTTCCCATACAAGAATAAGGGTAAAAATAAAGGGTGAGGTTTTTCCGGATACCAGCCTTCACGGGCATTGAAACGCACCGCGATGACGCCGATCGGGGATCCCTTAGGATTGTCGAAGGCTGCGTCCCCCACGGGCCGGGAGGACTGCGTTCCGGGCCCGTTTGGGAAAAGGTCGGAGATGTTGATCTCTTTTCCGACAGCGATAATTCGCAGAGTCATATGACCGGATCCGATGACGGAAAAGGAAACTCCGTTGTCTATGTTTCCCGTGCGGGCGATGTCCATGACATGGCGGTATTTTCAACCGAAAATACGGATATCGTATCTCTCGGTTCGACCTACGCCGTTGCGGCTCCGACACTCTATAATCAGGAAGCTGCGATTACACCTATCGGGAATCGACTTTATGCTATGGGCGATGGAACCGCGGAAGCTGCGTACATTGGGAAAGGCCCGCCCGCCGCGACAGCTTCCGTTTTCCCCGATGAAATGCTTTACGATCAGGAATGGTCTAGATTCCCAAGCTGTAAGTTCTATGTCCAGGGGCCGAAGAAAACTATTTTTGCTGCGGGGAATCCGGATAAGCCGTTAACCGTTTACATTTCGGAACCCGCGGGGTTGACGAATCCATATCGCGATTCTCCACACTCCACAGAATTAACAAATCACAATGCCGGAGTCCTCAGCACGGTAGATATACTATCATCAAATGCTTCGGTAATTACTGCTCTTTCGACCCGGGGGGATCAGGTCGTAGTTCATACCGATAAGGGTTGTCATCTTCTCTATGCACCTCAGTCCGATCAGGCGAGCACCGGATATCGTGTAGAGCAGGCTCCTGCCACTAATTTTTCGGGAGCTGTCAACGTTCAGGTTGTGGCTGGTGAGAGCGGAACCCAACCATTCTGGCTTGGGCACGATGGCCAAATTTATAAGGATGAGGCCGCAAGCCGTGGGGCGGAGGACTTCAAGTCGCAATCCGATCCTCGACAGGCGAGTATGAAGGCCAAAGGTCAATGGGAGAAAGAATTACCGGTCGATCTATCCGGCTCCTTCGCAACATACGATCCGCTGTCGGGTATGTATTGGATCTACGTCGAATCCGATGAGTATAAAGATTTCATCAAGGATGACATGCCTAACGCTCCGTTCCATCTTCGAGCAGTAGCTGAGCCTGTTCATACGCCAATTAATCTAGTAGCGGAAGCCGATGCAGTTCTCGCACCAATCAATCTAAATGCTGAAGCCGAGCAGGTTCTTGCACCTATTAATTTAAATGCTAAATCGCCGGTTATCGCACCAATTAATCTAAACGCAGTTGCTGATGCGGTTCTTGCTCCAATAAATTTAAATGCGGAGGCTGAATCAGTTCTCGCACCAATAAATCTAAATGCTGAAGCTGAACAGGTTCTTGCACCGATCAACTTAAATGCCTCCGCTAACCCGGTTCTTGCTCCGATCAATTTAAATGCAGATGCGGAACCAGTTCTCGCACCAATAAATTTAAATGCTGAATCCGAGCAGGTTCTAGCCCCCATTAACTTAAATGCAGCCGCCGATGCGGTTCTTGCACCTATTAATTTAAATGCTGCGGCTGAAACGGTTCTGGCTCCGATAAATTTACTCGCCGAAAAAACATGCTGTGCCGCCCAAAGTGATTGGGTTACATCCATAGTTTTTGAGTCATACGCTGATAATGGGGGTAACGGCTCCAATATTAAATGGGAGGTGCCTGACGGCAGAACCTTTACACTCGTCGTTCGGAGTACCTTGACGATAACGCCGATAGACAACGGATCGGGGTGTTTTAATACGGCTTCGACTTCAGTGGTTAATGATCATTATACTTCAACAGGAGTGACTCCAGGCCAGCTAATTAACACCCCGCTCGATTTGTGTACTCTCGACGGAGATTGTAACTTGCTCTATAATTTTGATAAAATTAGCTCGGCGCATTTGGGAAGTACACATACGGACACTTCAGGTGAGCTTATCCACCCAGCCGGTTTTGGAACCGCTCTCGCTTGGCGGTGGGCTCCAAATTTAGAGTTCCTCCCCCAAGCTCCCACAAATTTAGACGCGACTGTTCCTGTTTTACCCCCGATTAATTTAAATGCGGAGCCTGAATTATTCTCCGCGTATCGGAACGATACTAATTCGAGTCCCGATTCAATGTGGTTTCTTATGTCGGCTTATGCCAATAGCAATTTCCAAACGGGGGCTGCCATGTACTTCAAGGACGGGTTAACCGCAGCCGGGGCGGCCTCAAGTATACCTACTTCGCAAAGTGAGCTTGACGGGGCGCCCTGGAGTAACTTCCTTAGCTCCAATAAGCTTGATACTCCTATTGAAGCTTTCTGGCCGACAGTTAGCGGTGCGTCTGACTTTATCGGGCCTGTAAAATATGAGGAAGTTCCCGACATTCATGGTAATGCTAGTGTTAAAGACCGATACCTTTATTGGGTAAAAATGAGCTGGGGCGGTCTTCGGGATTGGAGTGATTTCGGGCTTCACGGGATGGGTGGTCAAACATACCAGTGGGCTCAAACAATAAATGGGACATTCCCATCCTGGTATGTTAAGTGCAAAGTAAACAGCACTGCTAGCGGCACTAGGTATTTTTGGCTAATCGCTGACTCTGACGGCCAGTACCGTATTAGAGCCCATCAGGGTAAGGATATAGGTATTAATTATGCAACCTCAAACACCATCCCCGGTCAGCCTCAGATAGGAATAGCCTCTAATCAGTCACACTTTTTAGGTAATAGCGGCTCTTTTAGTTCTAGCAGTGCATTTGAGAAACACTCCTTAACACTAGTCAACCAAAATTACAATGTGTGGATTACGCCCACACCCTCTACAAATCTAACTAATCCTAGCGATCAAGTTGCTTATGTGAACAGTTCCGGGTCTACAATTACGAACACTTTTAGGACGCGGGATACAAGCTAAAGAGCAATCCCCAACCGCTTGAAAATATTAACTATTAATACGAGAATATAGACTATGGCTACAATTACATTAACTTGGGAAAAAGCTGCTTCTGGTGGTACCCCCGCAAAGTATAAAATTTATCGTCGGCTTGGCAGCCATGTTGAGGCAGACGTTAAATCCAATCCAGACGGTGGGTTTCCAATAACGGTAAACCATGTCGACAGTCCAGCGATTCAGACTTTTACCGATGACGGGAACAATACTAATGACGCTACTTTTGTAAGCGCATCCGGTACGTACGCGGCACCTGTTTCTCAAAGCGAATACTCATACACTGTTACAGCTCTCGATTCTAGTAGTGTTGAAAGCGCCGAGGCAGATAACGAAGCAAACGCTAAAAACATAACCGCGTAAGCGGTAAAATATGCAACGCATCGTTGCAAACTAGCTATGTACACGGGAACAACAAAGCCTTCGAAATACAAAGGTTGGTTGTACGATGAGCGGACATCCGCATTATCCGGCCCATTTGTCCATGAGGATGTGACTGCGATTACGACCAAGGATAATTCGGCTGAGATGTATTGCGTAACCAAAGAAAAAGAAGTTAAGCGTACGGATCTGCTAAAATTTAACGACCCCGTAATCCCAGCATTCTCGGATCCATTTGATACCGCAACCCCGATCACCTCCGCAGATTCCGGAATCGTGTGCTCAGAATCAGGTCAAGGATTCTTATACCGGAACCGTTTTATGTCCGAACCGTTTTCCGATCCGGTTCAGGGTGGCGGTACAATATCCGATCCGCTCTACTTTAAAGACTCCTATCTCGCCAAAACCGAAACCAATTGGATGCACCTCGGGGATGAGCATAGCGAAAAACAGTTTTATCGGGTCGATCTTTCATTCCATAAGAATTCATGCGGACATCTCTGGCTCTATGTCAAAAACGATGATGGCTTGGTTAAGGGTCAGTATAAAGGAATGCTCAAACCCCACATGAAGGTGTTTACCAACATGAGGGGTCGAAGATTTAAGATTCAAATGATGATTGCGACTCATCACAATTTCCCATGGGCAATGCGCGAGATGTCAATCGGTCATTTATACGGGAAAAGCTTCTGATGAGGAAATATAAAAACGCAAAGGGTACAGCTTATCGTAGGGGTAAAAATCTACAGCTTACTCGGAAAGTAAAAAACTCTAAAACCCTGGAGAGGGTATACTCTAAAAACTGGCCTAAATACGGGGGCTCTTTAAAGGCGTGTTTTGTAGATGCTGATTTTGACGGAGTTAATGATTCAGTCCGTTCAAAATATAGAAGCCCCGCTTTATCCAAGGACGGCGACCCATGCCACCCTGTACCGCCCAAGCCGATTTCCGGTCCGACCAATATTTCCGCATCAGTACTACCTCCCGTTTCCGGTCCGACCGATATAAACGCAGCAATTGTTGTACCTCCCGTTTCCGGTCCGACTAATATTTCCGCATCATTAGTCCCTCTTCAAACTCGGCAGCTCAAATTAAGTACCAGTTATTCGTCATCACACTCTCCTCCATTGCCTCAGCTATTTTCTGGCCCGCATACTGCGGGAGGTGTGACCCAGTTTCAGTCAGGCAACCATATGTTTGTAACAGCAGAAGTTGATCCCAATAGTCCGCAAGATTGGGTTTACCTTTACGTACCACCCACTATAACAATAAATGGAGTGGTAAGAAACTTCCAGAATTTAACTGGGAGTAGTCACTTGGTTGATCATTCGGGTGGGCCCATCTATCTATGGTATCCCTTTCGAGGAGAAGGGAGCATATCTGCTTTGTACCTCTAAGCGACCCATAGATTTTTTATATCGCCCTCAATAATCGCATCGGAATAAGAGTCATTTGTCGTGCTCGCATCGGCATGCCTGAGAAATTTCTGAGCGATATAAATACTTTCGGTACTCGCTATGTAGGATCCGAATAACTTTCTAAGTTCATGCAATGGGCTAGCGCGATCCCAGCCAATAGCTCGTAATTTATCAAGGGCAGCATCAAATAATGGACGACCGCTGTCAGCTCGTTCTTCAATTAAATAACCGTCGTCCGATGCTTTATTAAGAATATCAGCGGCCACGGTTTTACTTCCGAGAGTAAACCCTTCATGCCCACCTTTCGGCCTGAAACTTAAGTCCGATGTGATATTAATTCTAGCCTTATCTCCATCCATTTGAAACCACGGCTTCCGAGCATGAAAAATTTCATTTCGTCGCATACCAAAATGCAGAGCCAACCCGAGCAGAGTTCTTAAATCTCCAGTGCTATCTTCCCAAAGCTCAAATGTGCTTCTAATTAAATCTTCACTCGGAAGCTTATAATTTGTCTTCAACCCGGTAAAGAATTCTGCATCCCGTAAATCTTCGACAAAGGTCATATCAAATTCCTTGAATAACTTTTCCCGAGAAAACATTGCTTTGATCTGACGGATCCGACTGTTGATCGTCCGCTTACGACTCGCGAGCTTTGACTCATCGGTTATACCTTCAAGACACACTCTTTTGTACTCCATAATAAAATCATCATCGATTTGAGATAGGTCAAATTTATCGACAAGTGTTTTCTTACCGGCAACTTTTCGAATGAATCCACCAAGGCTGTCTTTGTACCCCTTGAGGGACGAGTCCCGTAGGCCAATAGCTGACTGATGCTTCTTTAATATCGCAAGACTTTGGCCAAAGGTCGGAGCGGGGGGTTTTACCTTGGCAAATGCTTTTTTATTAAACATTTTGAGAACCTCGTCAAACGGGTAAAGCATGAGATGCCCGCGTATGGTGTCAGCCATTTTTAGAGCCTCATCTCTGTCTAGTCCGAGGGGGAAGTAACGAACTTTTTTTTCGACGACTGTCTTAAAAGTCCAGCCTCCTTTTTCGGAGCGTTTATAGATCTTCGTTTTCCGCGAAGATGTGGCGAATGTGTATCGGGTGGTGTGTGATTTCATACCACTACGGTTAGTGTGTTTCATCATGATGTCCAGTGTTTATGCGGTTACACCCTACATCTAGTGCCGTTTAAAGAAATTTTGAATCCAGCGCGTCTACCAATTCCGCCATCCGGGCAAGTTATTGAATAGCAGCAACTTGACACCGATGTAAAGCTGTGTTATACATTATATATGACTTAATTGTGGCGGAATTGTATCGAGTCATCAAGTAAAAAAATTATGAAGGAGTGGTTGGAAAAACAAAAACAGCAAGAGCAAAATATGCTCGATGCAGTATCTATTCAAGCAAAACAGATCGCGGATGATCTTGTTCCTCAGGTGCGCCTTTGCGCACTCGAAAATGAGATGGCTGCGGATATTCTGATTAAGGTTCATTTTGAATTTAATGATGATAAAACTGAAATATGGAGTGAGGGTGCAGTTGACTTTCCGCCCAAGCAATCCGTGTCCCAGATGTTCGAATTAACTTATGACCCGGAAGAAGAAACCGAAGAATCCTAAGAGTTCGGTTCTTGAAAAGCTGGGCCTGACCGCGGAGGAGGTTCGGCACGCTTTTGGGGTGGTTGATGAGAAACCGAAAGAGCCTGAAAAAAAGGGGTATCTCTTTCGACCTGAGCAAAAGCGGATGAGCGAACGGATGAAATTCTGGGATTCAATGGTCTACGCCCGATTTGCAGCGGGCATGCATCCACGAATAATTGCAGGATGTTTGGGAGTTTCTGAAGAGACGGTCAGAGTAAGACTCCGCCGATCTGGATTCTTTGAGAATTCTAAGAGTTTGCCTTAAACGGCTCCCAGTTTTCTTTGTACACTTCGTATTTACCCCGTGAGTTTTCCGTCTCCGGATAAAACCAAGGGCCGATGCAGTCAAGCTCCAGGCACGGGATTATGTAAAATAAATCGTGCGGCTCAATGTAGACAGCTAAAATGTCTACTTTTGTACAGTCGATCTGAGTTTTTTGTTCTCTACCGGTAGCCGCCGTTACTTTGTACCGTTTTGATTTTCTCATGTGCTGGTGACCCGAACCCGTGCCCTTGACCTGTACTCTAAAAACCCGACCCGCACCGTTGACCACCATGCAGTCAACTGGTAGATGGTCTCCGGCGGGGGTGAAAACTTCGAGATTATTGCGAAGGGCGCGGGTAAAGAATTCGTACTCGTAAAGTACGCCCGACCGTTTATTCACCTTTGATTCTCCATCCATACTGTAATTTTTCGGAACGGTTAACCCAATCAAATCCCTTTGAAAGCATATGACTTAACCCCCAACCCAATTTCCTTGGGGTTAACTCTTTGAGCAATACACGATTGTTTTCATTGGCCGAGAGTACAACCATAAGCTCGGAACAGGTTCCTTCCCAACTATCATCCTGAAGAGTCCTTCTGAACATAGCGAGAATCTCGATGATGTGGCTGTACCGACTATCGGCACGAGCTCGGGATTCCAAATCGTAGTTTACAAAGGCTTTCACTCCAAACCGAGTCTCCAATAGCTTAGGCTCAACCTCGTGAGCCAAAAGCCATGAGGCGAAGGCTGGAAGTTCCGCGGTTACCACTTGTTTAATATCTTTCGTAAAATCAAACCCGTCGTTGCATTTGAAGACCATGAGCTTGTCCTTGATGCTCATATCCAAATCGGGAAGAAGCCTCATGGAAACGGGGTCATCGTTTAGGGTGCAGCTGATTCTACCTCTCCAGTAGACACGACCGGACTTCTTGAACTTGCCGTTGATCAAGAATGTATCATTCGCGATATGCTCTTTCAGCCGGGCTGTAAATGCAGTATGCATAGCCGTACTAGCGGTCGGAGCCTCATCGTCGACAAGCCACATACCGTATTCAAAAAGGTGATCCGTCCATTCTGATTTGCCGGTCAAATATTCTGACGCCTTAATTCCACCGCCGAATAAGCCTCCGAGTATAATAGTGTTATACAAGGTTTTCCCGCAATTAGGAGGACCGACTAAAAAATGAGCGTGCCCACGCTTCGGATTTCCAGCGTACGCATTTACGTACGCATGCTTGAGCCAAGCTAATTCATACTTCAATTGCTTTTCTCCCAGCATGTGATCCATCCATTTTGCGATGACGGGAAATTCTGCTCCCCATTCACCAGCTTGATCCGCAGGAGTTAACGGTCGAACCCGTGCCGTATTGAAATACGTAC